TACATTGCCAGCGTCCCGGATGGGGTCTGGAGCCCGCCGCAGCCGAACGGGGCGGTGATCGCGTTCTTGATGTTCGTGCAGGTCAGCGTCGTAGCGCTGGCCGGCGTCCCTGCCGTGACCGCCACGGCGGAGACGCCGCCGGCCAGCGCCAGCGCCGCCGCCGTGGCGAGCACCTTGCTCTTGATGGACATGAGTGAAGCTCCCTGTCTTCGGTGTCCCGGCCTCCGCCCTGCGCGGAGACCGTTCGTGCGGCCCGGCCTGGAGCGGGAACGCCGGGCTGTCATGCAACCGCCTTACGAACGGCGGGGGTCTAGGGGGTCAGGAAGCCTCCGCGTCGGCCGGAGCCTCCTCGAGCAGGTCGAGCTCGATCTGCTGCGGGCCGCCGGACTCGAGCGCGGCCAGGTTCTTGACGGCCTGCCGGTAGTAGGAAGGCTTGAGCTCGGCGCCGATCCCGCGCCGGCCGAGTTCCGCCGCGGCGTAGACCTCGCTGCCTACTCCCATGAACGGCGTCAGCACCGTCTCGCCCGGGTTGGTGCGCATGTCCACGACCCGGCGGATCACGTCGAGCTGCAGCGGATGGACGTGCTTCTCGTCTTCCTCGTCGCGCGCCTGGCGGTAAGGCAGCACGGCCATGTGATCGCGCCGGTCCCACTGCCCGAGGTTGCCGCGGATGTCATCCCAGACCGCTGAGGCGTACTGGCGCCACACCCACTGCGAGTAGCGGTTCTCGATCTGGTTCCCGGGCCAGCTGCGGTAGCGGAGCACGTCGGCTGGCGGCCGCGCGGCGCCGTAGTAGGCCGTGAACCCTTGCGGGTGAGTGACCGGGACCGGGTTACGGCCTTCCCGCCTGAAGATCAGCAGGTAGTCGGCGGACGCCACGCCCCCGATGGTCGAGTCGTCGACGATCGTCTTGTGGGTCAGGTCCTTGATCATCGTCCGGTTCCGGACGGCCAGCGGCTCTTTCCAGATGCAGTGCCGGGCGACGTAGCCGAAGCCGTGGCGCTGGTGCAGCCGGATGATGTCGCCGGGGAAGTCGGTGTAGGCGTCGCAGCCGCTGTTGCCGGTCGGGATGTCCGTGCAGTGCACCGCCGAGCAGCGGCCCGGCATCGTCAGCCGGGCCAGCTCTTCGACGAAGAACCCGTACATCTCGAAGAACGCGTCGTAGCTGCCGGCGTTGGACAGGTCCCGCTCGCTCGAGCTGTAGTGGTACAGGCCGGTGAACGGCGGCGAGTACACGGACAGGTGGACCGACCCGTCCGGCAGGTCCGGGAGCACCTCCATCGCGTCGCCGTTGTAGATGGCGTACGACGCGGTGACGAGCTGGTCTAGCACGCGGCCCACCGGGGCACCTCCACGTCGAGCTCGTAGGTGCCGCGGCGCACGGCCTGGGCCTCTCGCATGTGGGCGACCAGCGCGGTGAACATCAGGTCGGCCTGCTCAGCCTTCCGGCGCAGGGCGGCCAGGACGTTCACCGCGCCGGGCGTCGTGATGATGTCGACGGTCACCGGATGCTGCTGGCCGAACCGCCAGCACCGGCGCACCGCCTGGTAGTGCTCTTCGTAGCTCCACGTCGGGAAGCACGTCATCCGGTGGCAGTGCTGCCAGTTCAGGCCCCACGCGCCGATCCGCGGCTTGGTGACCAGCACCCGGATCTCGCCGCGGGTGAACGCGGCCAGCTTGTCTTCCTTGGCGTACACGCTCTCGGAGCCGCTTACCTGGACTGCCCCGTCAATGAGCTGCTCGAGCAGGTCGCCCTCGGCGTTCAGGTTGCACCAGGCCACCGCGGTGTCCTCGTGCTCGAGCAGCTCCGCGGCCTTCTCGCATCGCTCGGCGATCGTGCGGCGCGACTCGGCGCGCTCTTCCCGCAGGCCGCCTATGGCGACATCGAACAGCGTGCCGTCATCGGCTGGCGTCCGCGGGTCGATGACATGCTGCCGGTAGTCCAGCGGCGGCAGGACGAACCCGTCATCGGGGAACCCGAGGTCCGACGGGCGCCGCATGGCCCGGGCCCAGGACGACACCCATCGCCAGAACGGCTGCTCGGCGTGGCCCTTGAACCGCCAGCCGCCGCCGTCGCGCCACTTCCCGCCGTAAGCCCTGGACGTGCCCTGCTTGTTGGTGAAGAACCTGGCCAGCATGTCCATGTGCCCCAGGTAGCCGAGGGCCTCGCTTGAGGTGCCGAGCTCCACGTAGTCGTTCGGCGCGGCCGTCGCGGTACCGAGCAGCCGGTACGGCATCTTGCGGGCGAAGTCGGTCACCAGGGCGCGGAGCGCGCCGTCGAAATCCTTGATCGCGCTGGACTCGTCGCAGACAATCCCGGCGTAGTCGCCGCTGCTGAACTTGTGGAGCCGGTCGTAGTTCGTGATCGTGACCGGGGCGCACGGTGCGCCGGTGCGGGCCACGGCTGCGTCGATGCCGAACTTCTCAGCCTCGGCGGCGATCTGGCCCGTGACGGCGAGCGGTGTCGCGAGCAGGACCGGCCGGCCGGTGTGCTGGTGCACGTTCTGCGCCCACACAAGCTCCTGGACGGTCTTGCCCAGGCCGCAGTCCTCGAGCAGCGCGGCGCGGCCCTGGCGCACCGACCAGTCGCACATGGCCTGCTGGAAGCCGAACAGGAAGTCCGGTATCCATAGCGGCTCGAACCCGGCCATCCCGTCGAGCTGGGTGCGGCGCTCGAGGAACGCCCGGTAGGCGGCGATCCGCTCGCCAGGAGCGGCGGCGGTCACGCGACTCTCCGCACTGGATCGGAGTGCTCGAGTCTGAGCTCGCGGAACAGCGCGCCGAGGTCCAGGTGCACGATCCCGGCGATGGCGACGAGCCTTGTCACGGTGGTGTCCCTGCGCCCGGTTTCCAGATGCCCTATCGCGCCGCGGGTGAAGCCGGCCCGGAGGGCAAGCTGCGCCTGGGTCATGCCCGCAGCCTCGCGTGCCTCCCGGACCCGTGACCCGACCTGCTGCGGGACGGTCGGGCCGTTCACGCGGCCTCGCCGGCAGCCGGGGCCTGCTGCCCGGCGCCCCAGATGATCAGCCGCAGGTCCTCGATCAGCCGGTCGGTCACCACCGCGCTCGCGGCGTTCCGGCGCGCGAGCTCGTACGCCTCTGGCGGCAGGGGAGCCATATGGAGATACTATGAGTCAACTGGAGTCTGAGTCAATCAACTCCAGCTGAAGCCGGCTAACTCCGCCGGCGCCCGGTCGCGGAACCTGATGTCCACCGACTCCGCATCGAAGTACGGCTGCCCGGGGCGCCACCCGGCCGGCCTTCCCCGGGCCGCGGGCCGCAGCGTGATCGTCATCAGCCGCCGCAGCACCGCGCGCCGCTGGTCGAGCGTCATCCGCTCCCACGCCCCGGCCGGGTCCTCCGCCAGCGGCGCCAGGATGTCCGCCCGGGCCAGCGCCCCGATCCGCTGCTCTATGGCGCCTAGTTCGGCCCGCAGCTCGGCCAGGCCCTCCTCGAGCATCCGGTCTGTGATGACGCGCCGGCGGTGCAGCCGGTCCCGGGCGAGCATCTGCGCCTCGATCGCGGCCTTCTCCCCGTACAGGCCGGCAAGCTGCCGGGCCCTCCCGTCGCCCGGGGGGGCCAGCACCGGGTCCCGGACATCGGGCCTGGACATGAACGCGATCACGGTGGCGGTGACGAACGCCTCCAGCAGCTCCTTATCCCTGACCAGGTGCCCGCGGGTGCCTTCCCGGCAGCGGTAGACCGCGCGGCGCTCCTTTCCTGCAGCGTTCGCGCTGGTGCAGATCACCGGGCCGCCGCACACGCCGCACCGGGCGATCCACGACAGCAGGTGCCGGTTCGCCGGGCCCGGGGTGACTTTCCGGTCCGGGTCGCCGAGGATCGCGACGACTCCGCGCCACGTGGTCTCGTCCACCACGCCGGGCCACCGTGCCGGGCCCGCGATCACGCCGAGGTGCTCGAGCAGCCCGGCGTTCCTCGGCCGCTTCAGCACCCGGGCCAGCTCCCGGGACCGCCACCGCTTCCCGGTGGCGGTGAGGATGCCGGCCGCGTTCCAGTCCCGGCAGACCGACGCCAGGCTCACGCCCGCCAGCACGGCGTGATGGGCGGCGCCGAGCGCGCCGGCCTCAGCCGGGCGCAGGGTCACGCCGTCCGGCTCGTACCCGAACGGCCGCCGTCCTCCGAGCCACCGGCCCGCCGCGGCATGCTCGGCTTTCATCGCCACGATCCGCTCGGTGTTGTGGTCGACCTCGTACTGGGCGTCCAGGGCGTCCGATCGCAGCCGCTTGCGGCCCGTCGCGGTCGACAGGTCATACGAGCCGCCGCGGGGAGTCTCCACCAGGTGGGCGCCCGCGGCGCAGACCCGGATCAGGTCCTCGGTGTCCTCGCTGTTGCGGGTCAGCCGGTCCGCGTGCCACGCGGCGACGCCGAGGCCCGGGTTCGCCTGGAGCGTGGCGAGCATGGCGGTGAACCCGTCCCGGACCGGGCGGGCGCCTCCGGTCTTCTGGAACGCCGTCCGGTCGGTGTCGGCGAACTCCGCTACCACCCGGCCGGCGCCCTGCTCGACGTGCGCCGTGGTGATGGTCCGCTGCCGGGAGATCCCGGTGCGCCCCTTAGATTTCCGCAGGTAGAGTACGAAGTCACCCGCCATTCGCTAAGTATGGCATAAAAGCATGATTGCGCTGGCGTTCGCTGAGTTAGGCAGTATTTAGTTACCGGCGGGTGCCGCAGGTAAATAAGGGTTGCCCTGAATTAAGGTTGCCGGGGCCGCAAGATCAACGGTAAACGGCAGGTCGCGGGCGGCGTGGCTGCGTGAGAATATGCGACCGCATGTTTACCCTCGGATCATGACCAGGTGCGCCATCTGGTGCCGTGTCTCCAAGAGCGAGCAGGAGACCGCCAACCAGCAGGAAGAGCTGCGGCAGTGGGCCGGGCGGAAGGGCTTCGAAGTCGCCCGCGAGTACGTCTTCGAGGTGTCCGCCAGCAAAGGGAAGGCCGAGCACCGCGACATGCTCAACCGCGCGCTCACTGATGCCAGGCTCGGGCACTTCGATGTCATGCTCGTGTGGGCCCTGGACCGGGTGAGCCGTGAGGGCGTGGAAGCCACGCTTGCCATCCTCCGCCGGTTCGCCAGCCACGGCACCGCCGTCTGGTCGCTTAAGGAGCCCTGGACGGAAACGGCCGACCCGCGGATGGCGGAGCTGCTCGCGTCGCTGTACGCGTGGATGGCGGCCGAGGAGTCCCGGCGCCGCTCGGAGCGGACCAGGGCGGGCCTTGAGCGGCGCCGGCGCGAGGGCAAGCCGGTCGGCCGCCAGCCGGGTGCCACCGACAAGAAGCCGCGCCGGCGCAGCGGGTACGTGGCCCGCTGGGAACGTGAGCGCGGGGACGCCGCCTGATGGCGCGGTCACTTCCTTACGGCCTGGGCATCATCCCGCGCGGCCTGATGCTGCCGACCGAGCCGGTCTACTGGAACTGGGAACCGCCATCGGCGGCCGACTGGGAGCGCGCCCGGTACGACCGCCGCTACGACAGGCCCGTCGATGACGAGGAGATGGTCGCGTTCCGGGTCCTGGTCCGCTGGTGCCGCTACCGCTGCGGGATCTGCGGGACATCGGACCCGAAGTGCCGGATCGTCATGGACCACGACCACCAGACGCGGTCCGGGCTGTGCCGCGGGCTGCTGTGCTTCGACTGCAACCGCCGCGAGGGCTTCAGCGGCCCCGCGGTATTCGGCTTGTACCGCGAACGGCCGCCCGCGCTTATCTGCGGGACCGAGGTCGGCTACTGGCCGAGCTCAACGCTGCCCGCATCGCCTGAGCTTCTCCAGTTCCAGGAAGACATCCTCACCGCGAAACAGTTCAGGGTCATCCGCGACAACAGGCCGTGGCTCGCGTCCGAGATCGGCATCGCGAGCCGGGACGACCTGACCGATGCCCAGGTGGCCCGGATCGTCGGCCGCAAGGAGAGTGCCGTCAGGTCGCGCCGACGCGGGCTTACCCTCGGGCCTCCCGACATCGACGCTTGGCTGTAGCCAACGACGGTGCAACGCTGAGCCCCGTTCGCTTGGAATGAGGGCCTGACGCTCCAACGTAAGTTGAGGGTTCGGAGGCCGGGAAGATCGCAGCGGCGAAGAGGAGCCGCCCCGGCAGGTGCCTACGAGAACCCGGACGCCCAACGATGGTTTTGCCGACCTCGCGTGATGCCGGGAGGAACCGGACCCCTGCCGGGGCCACCCTGAGCCGTAACTCAGTGGAAGCCACCATCGTAGCGCGGCGGTACCCCCGAGCAGTCCAGCGGCACCGCCCCTGGAGGGTAGGCGCTGTCCGGCAGCGGGGGAAGGGGCCCGGCCGGGCATCGCAGCGGGGGCCGTGCCGCCTGCTCGGCTTCCAGTCGCTCGCGGAGCCTGCGGAGCCGTGGCGACGGGTCCAGGGTGAGGTGGCCGAAGCCGCGGGTCAGGTCGCGGAGCCAGCGGGGCATAACCCGACCCACCGTTGCGTCTTGGCCCATGCGAGCGCGTCGGCCAGCTCGGTGTCGCGCTCCTGCTTCTCCCGGTCGTTCATCATGTCCAGGTACTCGCCCTCGATCGCCGAAGCGGCGGCATCGCAGCAGTCGCCGTAGCACTCGTTCTCCGGGAAGCAGCCGCGGAACTGGGCGAGCATGTCGCGGCTCAGCTCGGTGATCTGGTCTCCGGTGAAGCTGGCCATACGGCGAGGATAGCGCCCGGGCACCGGCCGGAACCCGGACAGCACCGGGCCCGTCTCCGGGGTCTCCCGCAGGGCCGCGATGAACTCCAGGCCCTCCAGCTCGACGGCGCACACCCCGAGCGCCGCGGCCAGCTCAGGTTCTGACACGGCGTGGAAGACGTCCTCGTCTTCGGCCAGCACGTGCACGATTACCACCGGGCCGTCGACCTCGAGGACCTCGGCCAGGACCTCATACCCGGCCGCACGCATCGCCGCGGCCGCGGCCGGATCCTCAGGCAGCGACGGGAGGCCGAGGGCGGCATACCGCTCGGTGGCGTCGATGAACGCCGCGGCCTGGTCGCTGTAGGCCGTCCTCGGCTCGGGCCAGCGGATCGGGGGATGGGGGTCGGCGGCCACGGCCGCGCGCCGGGCCTGTTCCATCTGCTCGTCAGCCACGTTCTCAATCCTCTCCTGCTGCTTCTTGCGGGGAAACGGGATTACCGGGGGTCGTAGCGCGGGAACCGACCCAATAGCCAGCCCTCGGTTTCTAGCAGTCCCGTGTAGCCTTCGGCCCGGCGCGAGTCGTTGCGCCGCTCGGCGTGCGGGAAGCGCGCCCCGGTCCCCGATGACGTAACGCACTGGCGGCCGGGTTCGGCTCCGCAGCGGCGGCACGGCCGCGACTCCCTCTCGCGGGTGTCCAGGTCGCGCGCCGAGCCCTTCCGGCGCAGGTTGCCGCTCACGACGCCGCCCGTTCCCTGACCGAATACAGATCGGCGTCGGGACCATGCTCCGGGTAAAAGGGCCGCGCGTCGCCGATGGCGAAGAACTCCATCGCTTCGTGTCGTTCGACGTCGAGTACCCGGTCGAGCAGCCACCGGGGCCACGGCACCGCGACGTCCTCGGGCGGGACGGCGAAGGTGTGGTCGAACATGATCTGGCCGCCGCCGCCGGAGTCTTCGGTGCGGACGCGGATCACCAGGAACACCGGCGCCCGGAGGATCGCGTACCCGGTTACGGTGTTCGCGGCCGATGCCGGGAATCCCGTTACCGTGCTGCCGCCCGAGCCGGACGTGCAGCCGCTATACAGCCAGAACTGCCAGCCCGGCTTGTACGTAAGCCGGCTGACCGTCTCCTGCAGCTGCGAGTAGAGCATCAGCGCCGCCTCCTCCGTCTCGCTGCCCGCTTGCGCGCGTAGGCGCGGCCGTCGATTGGGAGCGGCCCCGGTGACGATGCGCCTACCTGATGCCAGGCACGCCGGAAGCCGGGCTTGCGGAGCGCCGCGCGCAGGTAGTCCTCGAGCTCGTCGCGGGTCAGCGACAAGAACACGGGCTCATGGCTCACGCGGAACCTCCGGGATGTCGCACGCGATGAAGTCGCCGCGCTCGATGGCCTCAGCTGCGAGCCGTTTCAGGTCTGCGTCGGTATAGAACGCTCCGGCGGCGACACGGGCAGCGATGCCGAAGTGCCTGCGCCATGCGCGCCGCAGGGCCTCGTGGCGGGTAACGCCGGGGGCCTCAGGCTTCGGCCCGTGCGCTTCCATGTGGGCCAGGATCTTCGCC